TTACAACTGACACATTGCAGATAGATATGACCAATCAAATTATGGACCAAATAGAAACAGAGGAGAAAAAAATGGTAGCATCACGTAAAACAGAGGAGTTAACAAATGAATCAGAATAAAATACCAGATACAGAAATAGCTTATAGAAGAGGCTATCGTCAAGGTTACGATCAAGGCTCAGAAGATGGTAAATATAAATCATGGAAGAAATTGTGTAAGTATTTTGATACAAAATTAATGCCATGGAGTTATTTTAAAGATGATAAGAAATCATGGGAACCACCAAGACTATGAGTGATGACGTAAACCACCCAGACCATTACACTAGAGGCATTGAGGTTACTGACTTCATTGCATCTTGGCAGATGGACTGGTTTAGAGGTAATATAATTAAATACATAGTACGATGTCCATTTAAGGGAAATACTATAAAGGATCTAGAAAAAGCCAAGTGGTATATAGACGATTTGATAAAAAGACTGCAAAACGATGACGACCTACCACCAAGTGCTTGTTATTAATGTTTGAACCCTGCATATACAAAAACAATACGATGTGTGGCTTTGCTGCTACATACAAAGGCAATTTACATTGTGGAATCATTAATGCTGCTTTTGAAGGTACTAAAGTTAAAAATCTACCTAAGTGTCCTAAGAATATGTCAGCCTACGAAAAAAAGAAATACGTGAGTATGTTTTGAGCGTAACCTCGATACAAGAGAAGTTAGCTAAGGATATCATACTATTTGGTAAGATATGCTTTCCTAATATGTTTTCGTCTGAATCTCCTAAGTTTCATTATGAAATAGCTGAATTATTACAAGATTTCTCAAACAACAAGCTAAATATCATAGCACCACGTGGTCATGCTAAGTCATCACTGGTTGCTTGTGTATTCCCTATCTGGCACATCCTCACAGAAAAAGGAAGTAAGTTTGTTGTACTATCGTCAAAGACCGAAGGACACGCAGTAAGACTGCTGCAAACTATAAAGAATGCGTTAGAGTATAGTGCAGAACTGCGTAGTATCTACGGATACTGGGGGCAACACTCTGCTAAGACCTGGGCACGTACAGAAGTTGTATTGCGTGACGATACGATGATTATGTGCAGGGGTACAGGTCAGCAGGTTGTTGGATTGAAACATGGTAACCAAAGACCAACGTTGGTTATTCTAGACGATCCAGAAGATATGAATAATACCAAAACAGCAGAAGCTATGGAGTTTAACCTTAAATGGTTGTTGCAGTCTATGGCACCTGCATTAGATGCTAAACGTGGCAGACTTGCAGTTATTGGTACACCGCAGCATCAACGCTGTATGGTAGAAACCTTAGTACAAACTGAAGGTTGGGTATCTAGAAGGTACAAAGCATTGCAAGATGATGGTACTGCTCTATGGCAGGATATGTGGTCAAAAGAAAAACTAGAAGCTGAAAAGCGTTCACTAGAGTCTATTGGCAGGGTATCATCATTTTATCGTGAATACCAGTGTGAAATCATTGGTGATGAAGAACAAATGTTCAAAGAGGAATACATACAAACCTACGATGGTAAGGTTAAATGGATAAACGAAGAACCATTTTTAGAATTTGCGTCAGGTAAGACAGTACCTATTAACATCTTCATGGGTGTAGACCCAGCTAGTTCAATCAAAAAACATGCAGACTACTCAACTATAGTGTCAGTAGCTGTGGATGAAAAGAATAAGAAATATGTACTGCCTTACTTTCGCAAACGCTGTAAGCCTATGGACCTTGCAGATAAGATTATAGATTACTTTAAATTGTACAAACCTGTTAAAACACGTATCGAATCTGTAGGTTATCAAGAAATGCTACGTGATTACTTGCGTACAAGAGCAGATGAGGAAGGTTTATTTATACCAGGACTAGAAATAAAAGAGTCACCACGCTCGAGTAAGTCATCCAGGCTAGAAACTATGCAGCCATGGTTTGCTCAAAAGAAGATGCATATACAGGATTCTATGCACGAGCTAAAGGATGAGTTGTTAATGTTTCCAAGGGGTAAGCATGATGACCTTTTAGATGGATTATATTACGCTACAAAGAACAATTACCCACCAAATCATGAAATGCATAGTACAAAAAATCATCACATACAAGGTAATTTTGAAAAAAAGTCAGAAGATTGGTTAGTTTCTTGAAACTTTTTTAATATAATTATGTCTAACTTCGAGGATCAATATTATGCCAGAGAAAAATCCAGAAGTTAAAATATCAGAAGATTTGCTCAGAGAATACGCATCGGTGCGTGATTCATGGGCAAGTCAAGCTACCGAAGATAACGAATTTCGTAATGGTGTTCAATGGACTAAATCGCAGATAGATGCGTTACGTCAACGAGCGCAAGAACCCCTAGTTGTTAATGTTATATATCCTGCGGTTGAGCAGGCAAAAGCCATGCTAACTGCTAACTCTCCACGTTTCCAGTCTACTGGTAGGGAGAGTAGTGATGTAAAAACTGGTCAAATTTTTTCTGATTTAATGAGCTGGGTATGGGAAAACTCGAAGGGTAACACCGAGCTAAAACAAGCTATTGACGATTATTACGTCAAGGGTATGGGATGCTTTATGGTACACCATGACCCACAGGCTGACTTTGGTAAAGGTGATGTCTTTGTTAAGGCGATTGATCCACTTAATGTATATATAGACCCCTCATCCCAGGATGCATATTCAAGAGATGCATCTTCGATTATCGTGTCAAAACTCTATTCTGAGAAACATCTTATCTCCATGTATCCAGATTTAGAGGAAACAATCTTACAAGCTACTGAGGTTACTGTTGCTCCTCAAACAGAAGCCATACGCACAGGGCTTGAAAGCCAGATTGTTAGTAAAGAAGATATAGATGCCCAGCGAATCAATTCTACATCAGATAGAGAGCTAGAGCTTATTGATAGATATGAGAAGATTACTGTACCTCACTATAGAGTATTTGACCCTTATCTTAATGATGAGAAGATATTAGAACCTGGTGACTTTGAAGAGTATGCACAAAAACCTGCTTACAAAGTATTTAACCAGGAAAACGAAAGAATCATAACAGATGACAATGAAGTGGCACGTTATGAAGAAATAGAAAAAGAATTTGGAAACGTATTCCACTTAGCAATTAACCCAATGACACAAGAGCAGATAATGATGCAAGGTGAAGAAACACCTAACGCTCTTGAGGGTAGTACAACTATCTTAACTAGAGTTACCTATGCAGATTTGATTGAAACAGGTAATATTTTAATGAACGAGATAGAGTTAACACGCATCAAGCAAACAGTAAGTGTTGGTGGTCAGCTGCTGTTTATTAATGTATTACCACTAGAAGATTATCCTATCGTTACCATGATGAATGGTCACAATAGAAATCCATACCCAATCAGTGATGTAAGATTAGTAAAAGGACTCCAATCTTACATTAACAAGATTAGGTCATTAATCGTTGCTCATGCTTCCTCCTCTACTAATGTAAAGCTCCTTATTCCTCGTGGTTCTATGAACAAAAAACAGTTGGAGGAAGAATGGGCACGAGCTGGTACAGCAGTTATAGAGTTTGACCCAGAGCTGGGAACTCCTATTGTTGCTGGTCCAATACCACTACCTAATGAATTATATAAGAATGAAGCAGATGCTAAGGCAGACATTGAGCGTATCTTAGGAATATATGCTCTTATGCAAGGTGACCCAGCTGCTACGCCACAAACCTACAAAGGTACGTTGGCTATTGATGAGTATGGTCAAAGAAGAATTAAGTCAAAGCGTGATGATATAGAAGAATGTATCAATCAGGTTGCAAAGATTGTAGTGCAGTATATTCAGTATACATACACAACAATGAAAGTAATGAGGCTACTTCAGCCAAATCATAAACCAAAAGAAGTAAAAATAAACGAACCTGTCTATGATGAACTTAGTGGTGAATTTTTAGGCAAGTTAAATGATGTAACAGTTGGTAAATATGATGTGCTAGTGGTTTCAGGTTCTACACTTCCCTCTAATAGGTATGCTCGTTTCGAGTACTACATGGAGTTATATAAGTCTGGCATTATAGACCAAATAGAAGTGCTTAAACAAACAGAAGTAGCCAATGTTGAAGATGTTATGAATAGATCTTCAAAGATGGCAGCACTCATGAATCAAGTACAATCTCAAGGTGATAGAATAAAAGACTTGGAAGGTGACTTGCAGACAGCAAGACGTGAACTCGTTCATGCACGTCAGCGAGTCGAAGTAGAAAAGTTCAAGACTGATTTAGAGCAATCAGCTAACAGAGCTGATATGGCATCTAAGCTGTATGCAGCTAGGTCAGACGATGAGCTTAAGAAAATAAAAAATGTCGTTGCTGAGCAAGAAGCTACAAACGATGAAATAATACCATTGGAGGAATAATGGAAAACCAAAGTAATGCTGAAGTTCAAGAAGTAAGTCAAGACCAGGTAAATGTATTTGATGCACCTGCTCCTGAACCAGTTGCAGATACCTTACCTCTCGAGCCTTCAATTACGCAACAACCTATCATGGAGGAAACTCCACAAGAAGTTCAAACTGAGCAGGGCAGCGCAGTTGCTGAACAAGATGTATCTGCAAAAGAGGATCCGAATAGAATGGCATATTGGCAATCACAGGCTGATAAGGCTAAGAATGAAGCTCAAAACATGGCAGCTGAACTTGAATTATACAAGAGAGCAGTGAGTTCTATGAAACAAGCTCCAGTCTCCAACGAAACCCAACCAAAGCCACAGGATGATTCGTTGAAGGAGCCTACGCCACCAGAAAGACCGATGAACTACAGTGAAGTAGATGCCTATAACGATCCAGAGAGCGATTCTTTTAGATATAGAATGGCTAAAGAACAATATCAAGATGCACGTTATGATTATCTTAAGAACTTAGAGTATGCACGTGTCGAACAGCAAAACCGAGTGATGGCACAACAACAAGAAAAGGCTATGCTAAACGATGCGTATAACTCAGTAAAAAGTTCTTATGGATGGGATGATATGAAAGCAGCTGATTTTATTGGCTGGGCAACCAACCCTAATAATGTAACCTTAGATATTTTAGCCAAGCTATTTGATATACAGAATGCTCCAACACCGAATCAAATAAGTGCTGAACAGAAGAAACAAGAATATGCTCAGGCACAGCAGGCGTTAAGTGTACCTAGAACACCTAGTGTTGAGAAAGGAAACACACAGCCTCCTATGAATGACCAAGATATGTTTAATGCAGCCTTATTACAACAGAGTAAACTAAGGAAATAATAAAATGTCACAGACGACAAAAAACCTAAGTGGCTCAGGTGTCTTATATACTGATCGGCGAGATTTTTACATCAGCCCACAAGTTGTTAAAGAACTATGGACTGATGTAACACCGTTTACAACGATTGTGGCTAATCAGGAACAGAGAACACCTAATGACCCCACTTTTAAAATGTTTGAACATCGCAACCCATGGAACAAGCAAGAATTTCAAGCTAACGCTGATATTGCAAATAGAACAGATGCTGATGCTGAGTCAGCTTCTCTTGCTGTAGATAATATTGTTGGACTATCTTCAACTGTTGATTCTTCTTATCTTGGTTTAGTATGCGAAGTTTATGCATCAGATAGAACAACCTTAAGAGGTAAAGTAGTTATTACTACTGCTGGGTCTAGCGCAATTAAGTTTAAAACACTTAGTGGTGCTGTAGACGTAGAAGATGATGATGTCTTTATTGTAGTTGGTAATGCACATGGTGAAGGAACAGAAGCTCCTGAAGCATGGTCAGACG